TCTCCGTTGGAGGATTTCCATCGCTTGCGCCCGGGCAGAGCAGGGAGCAACGCCTTGCCGAGATCGTGAATCAGGCAGGTCAGCATTTGTTTGCTCGGCCTTGGCGGTTTCGCGAGCGAACCACGAAGTACATCAGCCTCGTCAATGGTCAGTCTTGGGTTGCGCTTCCGTCAGACTGCGAAGAGATCGTTTCGATCATTTCGACCCAGTCGCTCGGCTACCTGATCGAGATGATCACGCCCGATCGAATGGAGCAGTTGCGTCAACTTGGACTGACGATGACCGGTCCAAGTATCACGCACGCGACGTTTACGCGAGTGCCAGAATCGCCCGGAAGCGCCCTGCCAGCCGTTCGTCTGGACATCTACCCGACGCCGACCGGAAACATCACCGACGCCATCGCTGTTCGATATCGGTCCAATTGGACTGAGATTGCGAGCGGCGCATCGGACTCCTACGAAATCCCGATTCCCAAGTATGTGGACGCCCTGTACATCGCGTACGTCCGGGCGTTCGCTCAGGCATACGAGGACGAGGGTCTATCGAACAGGATCGTCGAGATCGAGGCCGGTCCACTTCTGGCGACGGCATTGACCAAGGATGGAATCCTCCAGAGGGACTTTGGTCGCGTTCGACCAAACCGTCAGCCCTCAATCAATTGGACACGTCCAGATTATGGGTATGTCCAGAATCCTAATTGACCATGCGATTTAGAGGCATTTACAACCCCGACTTCGTGTACATGATCAACGACATCGTCCATCAGGACGGTTCGTCGTGGGTGGCAACAAAGGTAATTAGTTTGAGAAACCCGCCCCCTAGCGAGGGGTGGCTTCTCGTTGCTGCAAAGGGAAACGATGGATCATCGGGACGAGATGGAAGGGAAGGTTCCGTGGGCAAGTGTGGTGCTGGTGTTTCTGTTGGCGGTGAGTCTGGCGAGGTGCTGGTCAAAAACTCATCCAATGATTACGACACCAGATGGTCACGAATCACTCCGTACTACATCGGCGCCGCAAGCATTGATCACAGACACGACATTTCGGACGTTCGCGATCTTGAGGGTCGATTGTCGATGGCGAGTCCCAAGGGGCACGTTCATTCGGCTGATCAAATCACCGGCCTGAAAGAATTGCTTGATGCCAAGGTGTCTGCTCGCCACACGCACCTGCCGGAAGACATTGCCTATGGCCCGATGTCGGCACAGAGCCTGACTGTCTCCGACCTGAATCCATTGATCTATTTGAGGAACAATGATTCGGGTGATACTGCCGCAATCGAAAACAACAACGGAACGGTGCAGGTTCTTTGCAGTGGCGGAGTGTCGATCGTGGTGAACGGTCACAATGCAGTCAACATCGGATCAAAAAGCCTGTCCGTTGACGGAGACATGATTGCGACAAAGGTCAGATGTTCCAGCCTGTTCATGTCCGGTCCGACCACGTTCAAGATTGGCATGTCTGGCGACAAGGGCCAATTCTGCTGGGACAACGATTACCTGTACTTGAACATTGGCAAGGGGATCTGGAAGAGGATCCGCTTGGAGGAATCGAAATGAATCACTATCAACAGCACGTCCTTACCCAATCGAAGACAGATTTGGTAGATCTGATTCTTCCAAACGACAATGTGACGATTCAAACCGTGGCGATCAATATGGTTGCCTCAACCACTGATCCCCGTAAATCTGGGCGAGCGGGATCGTTGTGGTTTAACAACAACGGACTGACTTACATGCGGGCGTTTCCGTTTACGACGGCGACGGTTACGGCTCCAGCCGTTCGCGTGATTGGGTGGAGCAAGGTGAATGATTTAGACCTTTGGATTCCGCATCTCATTGCGGACATTGGTTTGTCGCTTGTCTCCAATTCGACAACCATCAATGGCGACACGATGTATCAGGCCGAAACAACCACGAGAACGCATGGCGATGCGAAGACATACAACAGCCCGGCGACTCCGGAGTCTGGCGTTGGATTCATTGTTGACACTGCCGGTCACAGGGTGATCGAATTCGCATTTAGGGCATCGGCAGCATCTGGCCAGAAGGCTGTTGTTGCCATCGGCCAAATATGATTTCTCAGCGGACATCGTATTTGTACGACAACGACCAATTGCTTGGTCGTGGTCGCACCATGCGATCCGAAGGCAAGTGCAGGCAACAAATTCTTGTTTCTACCAGTCAAGCAAGCCCGTCAAATTGGAGGCAGACTTTTAAAGTCACCTCAACCCATTTAAGGGTTGAATACTGGGATGGAACTAAGTCCACACTGGCAGCATCGTTAGGAAATGTAACTCTTATCAAGGGTGGTTCGCTTGGCGCTTACAGAACTGCGGTTGTTTGGCCTTGCGACTCGTCTGGAAATGAGAGTGGTGAAATTCTGGAGCATGTCCAGCCCTCCCCCCAAAGCACAAACGAAGTTGACTATCGCGGGTGCTACGGCATTACAAACATTTTTTTAGCCGCCAACACGTTCTATAACGGATTGGATTTGTCGCCGTGCCCGCTGTTGAGAACGCTGTATTTCGTCGTAAACCCATGCGACATGTATTTTTTGAATGTCGATCTCAACACTTATTTGTACACCTTCTCCATCAGCAACGCCAGAACAACTGAACTTCAATTGTCATCAACTGGGTACTTAAGTTCATTCCCGACAAATTTTGGTATCAATTTCTTTGCATCTCCATGCAGGAAGATTTCACTTAAATACCACCCGCATGGCGAAATAGTTAGTTCATATGGGTCTAATACTTCGGTGGCGATCGATGTAAGTTATTCAAACATTGAGCGTCTTTATTGTGTGAACAATGATCAACTGGAGTCTGTTAGAGCCGTCAATTGCGTATTTGATACCGGAGCGTACAAGTACAAAAAGGTTGCGTATTCCGTTGACTTTAACAACTGCTCTGGTCTTGATGCGCCCAATTTGGATCAGTTCTATACAGATCTTGGTCCAATCACGAGCGGATTGGGACTTATCAATGTAGCCGCAACTGCTGGCGCTTCTGGGGACAATCCATCGATTGCGACAAGCAAGGGCTATGTGGTGTTTGGGACATAACATGCCCTACTACTTCAACACGCCCAACTTGCATGTTGCCTTGAACGCAAAGTGCGCAAGTGCGTCTGTTTCACGCGCGCTCATCAATGCGTTTTACCCAGACGTGAAGTCGTCCATTGAGAACGCGGCTTATCCAACCGGCAAGGGTCCGGACTCTTTCAATTGGCACATGATGTGTCCGGGCACCAATAAGCCAGACAAGCCCGTTGTGGTTCTTGTTCGTGACGTTGTAGATCGTTTCTGTTCTGGCGTCGCATACCTGAATCTTGATTTGGATGCCGCCCTGTCATCGCTTGCGACCGGAGAGCCGATTGCGTTTCGCAAGCGCAGCATGCCGGTGATGTCAAACATTCATTTCGCCAAGCAATCTCGGCTTCTGTCCGGACAGACTCATCTGTTCAGGATGCCGAATCACATCCCAGAATTCTGCCAGTTCATCGGAATCGATCAACTGGAGCCGGTCAACAGGGCGCCATCATCCAAGCCGACTCTTTCAGAAGAGCAAAGGTCCGTTGTCCTTTCCGCTTACTCGGAAGATGTGGAACTGTTCGATTCGATAACGCAACCAAACACGACGGTCATTGCAGACATCAATTGGAGTGATGAGCCGGAAGAAGAGGGGTATGAGTGAGCCATGACACTTCGACCAGACAGAACAGTTTCGTTGTCCGTTAAGGACTGGGTGGCGATTGGAACTTTGACGTTTGTGGTCATGGGGGCACTCTTGACGGCCTACTTGCAGCATGACAGGCTGCTTATGCAAATCGTGATTCAGCAGCAGAACGCAAACCAGCGCCTCGACAGGATCGAGGCCACACTTGAAAGGGTTAAGCCATGATTGATCAGTTCTTGAAGGGCAGTTGGAAGACCACTGGCGCCGGTGTTGGGGCGATCCTGATCGCCTTGGGTTCGGCGCTGACTGCGCTGACCGACAATGATCCGGCCACGGTCGTTGACTGGGGTTCCTTGTCCGCAGCGCTTGTGGCTGGTCTGGGCCTGCTGTTTGCCCGAGACAACGACAAGAGCAGCAAGTCTGTTGGCGTGAAGTGATGCCGTGCTTCAATCAATTGTCGAAGCAATCCTGTCCGTGTTCGCTCGCATTGCCGAACGTCTCGTTCGCGAATCGAAGACGGCCCGGGACGCTACGAGCGACGATGCTGCTCTGCGCCGCGCTGGTGGCAGGATTAGAGATTGGATGCACTCGCGCGGTGTTGGTTCGGGAAAGCAGTCCGATCAGGGTGGGTCCGGAGACGAGGGCTAGGGTCTACGTCCTTGAGGGCAAGGAGTGGGTCATTAGCGACAACGAGGTTCTAATTCCAGAGGGTTGGTACTGCGTGCCTCCCTCCTATGTCGAGGAAGAGTAATGGCTACGACGATTCAAATCAGGCGCGACACGGCTGCGAACTGGACATCGCAGGTTCTTTTCGATGGCGAGATCGGCTACGAGACGGACACCGGCAACTTCAAGGTTGGCGATGGCGTCACCGCATGGAGTGCGCTCGCCTACCAGTTTCCGTACAGCACGGGCCTGAAGACCAGCGCTCTTTCCGCGACCCTGTCCGTTGACAACGCAAACGACCGTGTCGGCATTGGGACTTCGACGCCAGCGCAGACACTTGATGTGGTTGGCACAGCAGCCGTAAGCGGCAATACCACGGTTGGCGGAACACTCGGCGTCACTGGCGCCACGACGTTGAGTGACACCCTTGGGGTGACTGGCGCCACGACGTTGAGTGACACCCTTGGGGTGACCGGTCTTACAACACTTGCTGGCGACCTTGCCGTCAAC